GATTAGCTGCACCTGGGCGGAGGAGTCAAGGTTGGTGCCGTTGACCGTGAGAGTAAAAGCGACGTTGTGCACGGTCGTCGTGGGCGTAATCGAACCGATCGAAGGCGTGTAGACACCCGTGCCGCTCTTGTAGCGGTAGGCCAGGGCGGCGAAGGCTGCAATTAGCGAATTGTCGCCATTCCACTCGTCGAAAATCAGATATTTCGTGTTATTCCACGCGGTTGTGAAGGCCGGATCGTATTTTGAGGTATCCTCAGCGATAACCGGGTTTTCGGCACTAGTGGCCGGGTTGTGTTCCAGGTAGGTCGTGCCAAAGATCGGGGCGGGCATAATTATTGTCCTTGTTGAGGTGAGCCTTGATCGGGAGGTGCGGGCGGAGGCGTTCCGGTTGCAGTAGGCGGAGGCGCGGGCCCGCCGCCGGCTCCGAGGGCCTCGGTCGGCCCGGGAGGCACTCCAATGCGGCCGGTGACCGCGTTTTGCTGTTGCTGGATCTGGAATTGGAGATTCTGCACCCGGCGTTGCAGCCGGTCTTGCGCCAGCGGGTTTTGCCTGACGAAATTCATGAAATCCTGGTTCGCCATCGTCGATTGGATTACTTGCAGGCGCAATTGGGCGTTTTGCCCACTCTGATAGACCGGCGGCTCGACGCCGCTTACGATTTTACTCATCGCGCCCTGTTCGTCGGTGATTTCCTGCTGGGTCACCTGCCCGGAAGGCTGAATTATAGCCCTAGCCAAGGCCGGATCCAGCGCATTAGCCGCATATTGAGTTAACCCGGCCCTATCAATCACCCCGGCCGCGTCAGTTGTGACTAACATCTGCTGGATTAAGTTAAGTTTAGCAGTTAGGAACTCCTGGTTAAGGTCTTTCGCGTCATATTCGAGAGAGAAGTTCAAATTCTGCTGAATAGACTGCCGGTCGTTGGGCGGAACGCAGTTCGGGTCCCCGGAAATCTGCATCCACTGCTCAGGGGGCAAATATTGTTGCAACAACCAGTAAATTTGTACGTAAACTTCGCGCAATTCCCCCAGCCAGCCGTCTATTAACCTTTGTTGTTTGCGCAAAACCTTGTTAGGATCGACGCCGCCGAAGTTTTTGCCCCAGTAATTGTATGCGTTACGTAAAATGTTCTGTTCAACTTCGAACGTTTCCTGGTCTAGTGGGGGCAATGGCAGCCATGCTAATTCCCCTGGTCGCATCACTTTTAGTTGGGCTCGGGGTCCTAGCCTATACTGCTGTTTACCGCGACCTAGCGGTACTTGCAGTGGCGGAAGCGTGCCGAGACTTGTCCGATCATTTCGGCTGTCGCGCTGATTCTTGAGCTCGGACTGGTGCGTCATCTCAATATCGGCAATGCCGCGGGACTCTATCACGCTACGCGAGCGTTTCTCGCGCATGCACAACACAAAAGGGTAACGGCCGTGCAGAAACGGGTTGGGAAGTTGTCTCCCGATCGTGTCAGAAGTCGGATGAAAGATCGTCACCATCAGCCGCCGGTTCCCGTCCGGGTCCTGACCTTTGTAAAAACCGTAGAAGACTTCGCATAGCTCGCGCATCTCATCGACATAAAGGCGGTCGGGCCTGCCGGTGCGGTAATCGCCTACACTAGCCTGCAATCTGAACCCCAGCCAGCTTGTGCCCGCGGCGTTTAAGACTATTTTCGTAAACTTCGGGTCCCATTGCTCGTACTCGGCGCGCTCTTCCACGCTAGGCTTGGGGACCACGTCTCTTCGCACTATCCAGGGCGCTTGCTGCAAGTCGTAGGTACCCTGGATAAAGAAGATATCCTGAAAGGTGCGCAGCGCCCGCACGCTAGGCCGGTTCTCTTTTATGTAGGAGTTGTTGTATTGAAACTGGCCGGTTTGAAACAGGCTCTGGAGCGCGGCCTGGGGGTTTTTAACCTGCGGAAAAAGCTGACTGAAGAGCTGCATCCCAGCGGCCATGTCGCCCTGGGAGAGGCGCCCCGCGTTATCCTGAAAATAGGCCAGCATGGGACCCAGCTGCGGGATCTGCTGCGCCATCCCCACTAGATCCATCATGGTGACCGTCTTGAGCTCGGAGTCCATGTCCATGTGCCATTCGACCGCCATCACACTGGAGCCAAAGTGCTGACGCCACTGGGCGAGGAGCTCCTTTTCGCGCTCCAGCTCGATACTCATCTGGGTGCGGCTGATAAAGTCCAGTACACTGGTCTGGCTCACCGCCATCTGCGCCGCGGTACTATTACCCGGCAAAGTCTGCATATGGCAATTCCGATCGGCCATCCGCATGATGTCGACGTCATCGATAATGAGGTCATCGATGAAAAAGGGCCGCATATCGGAAGCGCCGTCCCACGGAAAAACCTCTTCGCCGGTGTAGCGAGAATACTTCCTGCCGTCAGTCGTCTGCCCTGCCCAGCGGCAATAACGCGCGTCGTCCAGGCCCGTGATCCAGGCCTGATATGCGCTGGTGTCGGTGACGCTTTTTAAGAACTCCTGCTTTACGGCGGCAAATTCCATGCCAACTTTGGCCTTCGCCGCTACCTTTATCACATGGGGCCTTCGCCTGTAAAGAGACGCGATTGGACCCGGGCTTCGGCGATCAAGCGCTCGGCTCGGCCCCGGCCGATCCCCAGGACCCTGGCTACCTGAGTGATATTGACCGGTCCGCCGGCGCCCACGATCGAGATTAAGAGCCGGGTCCGCAACCACGCAAAGTCAATCATCTCGCGCACCACTTGGCGGTCGGACTCGCTGGCCACTTCCCAACCCGGGTCCCAGATTACTTTTTTTTAGCGATTGCTTCCAAGAGCTTGATCAGGTTCGCATTGAGCGTGCGCATTGATTCGGCGTTAAAATCCAGCCGTTCTTCAATGGCCTTTAGTTGCGCCGCTAGTTGGTCAGTGTCCATAGGAACTCGCTTTTATCCTTCGCCGACCGCTTTTATCCTGCCGGCCATCACTTGAGTGATCGCAAAGGAAGCCCCGTAAGTAAAGCCCAACAGCAGGAGCCTTTCCCGATTGATCCTCTTATCCTGAATCGCTTTTTGCATCAGAGCCTCAAATTGCGGTTGGTCCCACGCCGCCCGCAACATCCCCTCGGTCGCTTCTTTTAAACTCGCGGGGTCACTAATGATAATCAGAGGCATCGTTCTCACAAGCTCCTAGTAGCCGCGCGGCTCAATCAGTTGCAAGCCTTCCTCGGCGTCTTCCAAGCCCGCCACCGCCATCCAGCGCAAACAATCGACCGGATCCTTGCACGCCCCGTGCCGTTCGTCTTTGCCCGTCCACACCTTCAGGCCGAAGATTACCGCCTTGCAGCGCTCATGTATATATAATAGAGGCTCGGGCTGGCCTTCCCGCCCACTGTCCAGCATCGAGTTGATTAAGGAGACGCCCTCTTCAATCGGGTCGGCGGGCGCTGGCGAGAAAGCCATCCCGTAGTTGGCGCATTCTTCCAAGAGCGTCGTCGCACTGTCAGCCTGCGTCGAGGGACTGTTGCCAAAACGCGAATCCATCCAGCGCTCGATAATCTCGCCATCATCAACTTCTAAGCGCCTGATCTCTTCAATGTAACGAAGAAGGCCCCAGCCAAAGGATGCCTGCGCGCTCCCGGCCTTGCCGTCCGCCCGCCGGCCGTCAGGCTCCGCCCAAACGCCAGGGTCGCCCACATCCGGTATATAGGAGCCTTCGCTGGGCCACTCTCTATATACATAGTGGCGCCCTCTGGGATCTACCCGCACCCAGACCAGGAACCAGTTCCGGCTCGAGGCCGGGTCGCAGAATAAATAGTTAGAGCCCACCAGCGGCACCTCGGCTACCACATGCAGCCGCTCCCGGAAGCTGGGAAACCTAGCCGCAATCGCTTTAGTCGGCACCCCGTAAGCCCGGGTGAGAATCTCACTGCGCGGTGCGCCTTCCAAGGTCTTGACCAAGTTGGGGTAATTGCCAAAGGCGTTGTCGCTCGTCCAGTAGTAGACCACCGCCGCACTCTGCCGCACACACTGGCTCACCCGCGGAAGCAACGTCCCGCCAAGAAGCGGCGCCGCCTCAGTCTCAATCACCCGGGCGCCATCCAGGTACTCTTTCACACTCTGGGAGTAGCCTTCGACCGGCGTGAAAGTCAGAAGCAACAAGCCCCCGCGGGTAATCAGCCGGTAACGAATCGTCTCAATCCAGCCCAAGGGAATCAGTTCGTCG